ATTGTTGAAGTCTTCTCTGCGAACTTCTCCATGATCCGGCATCTCTACCATGGCGTTCATCATATATCCGGGCAATTCAAAATGTCCAAACATGTACTGGCCTTTTAATTTGGATATGCGTTTATGGTCGTCGCCCACAAGCCAAGGGGCAATAACCACATCACCGTCGCTGAACCAATCGTTACATATAACAACATTGGATAGGTGTTTGGCCCATTCGGCACTTTGTACATCTCTCTTGTCACGATAGTATAGATCGTGATTACCAGGAATAAAATACACCGTGGAAAAATTGTCATTCAGATGTTCCAATCCTTTAAGTGCGTACCCTAGTGTAAGTACATTAATGGACGCTCGGTTATTGTGATAGTCACCTAAAAAGAAACAAGTCTCGCACCCTTGTTCTTTTGCCTTATCAGTGGCCCATTTAATAAAATTAAGACAATCTTCATTGTGTTGTGTGCTATTTGACTTTAGGCCAAAGTGAATATCTGTAAACACCGCGGCTTTTTTAAATAAATTACTCATGTGAGCAGTATAACAAGAACATGGGGCATAAGTCTAGCAATACGGCGTTTAATCGTGGTCACCATCGCTGCCACCACCGTGACCAGACATGAGTCCTTGTCTAGTGTAACTTGGATTAAAATTGTTCATTTCCAAAATGTCATCACGTAAATTTTGATTGCGTTTCTCAATATTCAATACCCGAGTAAAACTGTTGGTAATGGCAGCAGTATAGTATGCAAAAGGATTTTGCGACTTTGACTCATCAAACTGCAACCCAATTTGACTTAGTTGAAGCAGTGCCTGGCTACGCATCTCGTCGTTATAAGTGTATCCACGCCAGTTGCTACGGGTGGCATAGCGTTCGCATAATTTCATAAACATCAGGGCCAACTTCTTGGTCATGGCACCGTGGTCTCTGCACCACTCTCCAGTTTCTAAATCATCTTTCCAATGGCTCTTCCCGACACAAATTGGAGTATTGTTTTCATCAATCATGTAATGGTTGAATGGCGGAAAATTACACTTCATGTATTTGACAATTGCCGCAGGAACCTTTGCATCTGCTTCGTCGTCGTATTCGGTGTAAGCAGCTTCTTCATTGGCTGCATCCTGAATCTTTTTAGTAGCTGCTTCGTTAATAGGAACATGAGCCCAGGTCATTACCCTAAATACAACTTCCGTTGGTAATATATTGTTTACGTCAATTGCAAACTCGTCTAGTTTTCTTTTTTCACCAGTAGCTGTAGCTGCCTCCAATGCCAATTTGGCCAAGCGTTCGGCTCTATTTTCTCGAGCCAGATCAATGTTCTCTGTGGTAATTTGATCAAGACTATGAATAATCATGTCGTACTCGGCAAAATCTGGGGATAAAAAGGTGCAATATGTAGTTTTGCTTCGATGTATCTCCTTGAGAATGTCTTTGTTGTTTAGGTAATTATGTTTAATTTTATTTCTCCTTAAGGATTACTACGTAATCGCTAGTTCAAACAGTGTAGCACATACTCCGGCCAAATTGCAACCACGATTAACATACCACTTTTAAAATATTATAAATATACAAAAGAGATCTAACTTCATGGCCGACAACATAATATCATCGAGTGGTTACTCCACAGATACTTCAGCAACTTACTATATGGACCCTGCAACTGCACGGCGTCAAGCCGCTGGGCTTCCGGCAGGCGGCAGAAGAAATAGCTCAAGTGCCCTTAATCCATCAACTGTGACCTTTGGTGGTGCACAAGGTGCAGGTAAAGACTGGCGAGTTAAAATAAGCTGCCCGGCTCTTGGGTATCCTGGAATTATGTCCCCGCTTGGCAATACAAATGGCGTGGTATTTCCGTATACTCCACAAGTTTCGGTGGTTTATCAAGCCAACTATACCCCACAAAAGTTTACGCACAGTAATTACCCAGCATATGCATATGAAAACAGCGAAGTGCAAGCAATCAATGTCACCGCTGACTTCACTGCACAAAATATGGAAGAAGCAAAATATGTACTTGCTTGTATTTATTTCTTTAGATCTGCAACTAAAATGTTTTTTGGAGAAAGCAGCAATGCAGGAAATCCACCACCATTGGTGTTTTTAGATGGGTACGGGCAAAACTATTTCCCGCACGTTCCTTGTATCTTAACGCAGTTCTCCCATACTATGCCTCCGGAGGTTGATTATATAAGTTCAGGCACAGATCGTATTCCTGCGGCAAGCCAAATAACAATTTCGTTACAGCCAATTTATAGTAAAAAGTCAATTAGTAGTTTTAGCCTTGAGTCGTTTGCGGCCGGCAAACTAACAGGTAAAGGATTTATTTAATGGCCGCACAATATACAAAATTTAGCCCTTATTATAAAACAGGACTGTTTGGACAATTTCTTGACGTGTATGTCAATCGGGCAATTCCTAAGAATTCATTGGATATTGAATATACCATTGATTCAGTTTACAAATACAGACCAGACATGTTGGCAGCTGATCTGTATGGTAACGCAGGATTATGGTGGGTGTTTTCGGTCAGGAATCCTGATATAATTAAAGATCCTGTATTTGATTTCTATCCCGGGCAAGTAATATATATCCCCAGCAAAGAAACGCTAACCACAGTATTGGGAATTTAAAATGGCTACCTTTAGATATGCCGGCGACCAATCAGCTGTTGACTACGGATCAATGCCCACCGGCATGTCAGATTTTGAGCAACAAGCCGTGGCAAACAATACTGCTGCAACTGCTGCAACTGCTGCGACCAACGAAAACGCAGGAGGCGATCCATCAGGACAAAATCAGTCGGCATTTGAAGAAGCAGCCTTGGCCAGCCAACAAACAGAAGGCAGCGGGCCTAGTGCATCTGGTACATCTTTGCGTAGCAATCCACTGGACGATTATGTTAATTATACATATGGGTTGAGTTTATATGCGCTAGCCCCAAAGGATTTCAATGAAATATCAGAAGGTTTTTCTCCCGACGGCAAGGTACTGATTGTAAGCGGCGGGCAACATGGCGAAGGATTTAGTCGAGCTCCTGGGTTTGAAGACGATTTTTACTTTGAAAACATGAAAATGTCCACAGTCATAGGAATGAATAATCGCGGACGTGGTAGTAATGTAATTGATATACATTTTACTATTGTAGAGCCATTTGGTATTACATTACTAAATCGATTACTTAGTACCGCTGATTCTCTGGGAGCTAATAACTGGGGAGAAATGCCGTACTTGTTACAAATTGATTTCTTTGCCAATGCCGAAGGCGGCTCACTGGTTCACCCAGTTGAAGGACAGACTAAACAAATTCCATTAAGAGCAATTGAATGCAAGATAAAGGCCTCGGTGCGTGGTTCGGAATATCATTTTAGTGCAGTGCCTTACTCACATATGGCATTTCAGGAGAATGCAGGATCTACCCCTGCATTCCATGAAGTAACTGCAAAAACGGTCAAAGAGTTTTTTAGCAACGAAGAAGATGCAGCAGGCAGTTATACATCGGCGCTTAACAGTTATCAAAAGAAACTAGCAGACAATAAAAAATATCAGGAATTTCCTGATATTTATGAATTTGCCATTGATCCGGACATTGAAGCCGCTAAAATTGTTGCGCCTAAAAGTAACGACGTTAAAAAAACACCACTTGCCAGTAATAATAATAAAGACGCAAATGCAGCAGCCGGGGCACGTGCCGCCAAGGGCGGCCCACCTGCACCATTGTCGATGAGTGCTCAGGCAATTTCTATCAACGCTGGTACAAGTATAATTGATGTAATAAATCAAGTTATGCGTAATTGTGATTATATTTCAAATCAAGTGTCAACAAACAAATCTGGCACAATTGATTGGTACCGAATTATCCCGTCAATTGAAATTTTAGAATTTGATAATGTAAGAAAAACGTATCAGAAAAAATACACTTACTTTGTTAAAAAAGCAGTAGTATACAATACCAAGTATCCTGACGCTCCAATGTCTACTCCAACCAGAGATAATTGCTCAAAAGAATATTTATATATGTTTACTGGGCAGAATCAGTCTATACTTGATTTTAGTATTGATTTTAACTCTATGTTTTATACTGCAATGACAGCCAATAGGGAAAAGTTAAAGAAAGTAGAAGTTGATATCAAGACTGACATAGATGAAAAAGATCCAGGCATCAGTAATCCGGCAACCAACGGTAGCATCACACCAAAAGTTATCAAAACAGTAGTGGCACAACATGATGTTTCTGCTATTGCCGAAGGCACCAATGATGTTAAGAATGTGTCAGCAAATGATTTATACAAATCAATTATGTCTAATTCTCGTGGTGACATGATTAATGTTAAGTTAAAAATATCAGGTGACCCGCATTTTATTAAACAGGATGATGTATTCTTTAAACCAACTTTGGATTCTAGTGTTGGTAAAATTGATGGCAACGGAAGTCTAACTACCGACGGCGGGGAATTGTATGTATACTTGTATTTTAGAACCCCAACAGACATCATACAAGAAACTGGCCTATATGATTTTTCAACATGGAAAGATAGCGTATTCAGCGGCGTCTATAGAATACTAACAATTGAGAATATGTTTGATCGTGGACAATTTACGCAAACTCTCGATCTTATTCGTGTGTTTGATCAAGCCGAGGATAAAGCATCGGCCGCCGGCGCTGATGGTCGTGGCGACGATGGATATGGTGGGTCAGCTGATACCGGAAGAGGCGGGAACAGGCAAGACGGAATGACTGGGCAAGGAGCACTTCGTAGTTTAACTGGTCCTACTGATACTAATCAACAATATAGTACAGCTAACAAAGAAAATAGCAACAAGGCAGACGCAGCAGACGTTGACTCATACGCACAAAATATACAGGCATTGCAAAATAATGTAGGGAATGCAGTTGGTCAACCTATTAGCCAAGTTGGTGGCACTGTTTTTGCTGGCAGTTGACACATAATAACAAATATAAATTATGACAATTGATCGAAGAATTGGAAAAAAAGTTCCATCATTTATTAGACGGGAAGATGCTGCCGGCGTAAGGTTTGATTCTGGTCCTTATGTTGGAAAAATTAAAAATAACCTGGACACTGCACGACAGGGTAGATTGCAGGTCTGGATTCCAGACCTGGGTGCCGGTGACGAAGACGACCCAAGTAACTGGCGCACCGTAAGTTATGCTAGTCCGTTTTTTGGATCTACTGCACAACGCCCCAACGATAAAAATAATAAATTCAACCATGTGCGGCATACATACGGATTCTGGTTCACCCCGCCCGATGTTGACAATTTTGTGTTGTGCACGTTTATTGCAGGAGATCCTCAACGCGGATTCTGGTTTGCTTGTATTTCTAACCAACTTGGGCAACAGATGGTTCCGGCTATTGCCAGTAGCAAAAAATTTGATGCAAGCGGAATTGATGATCCATTGGTTCGTGCTATGTCCAAAGATGGTCCATTGCCAATAGCTGAGTTCAATGAAAATATTGATCAAGATTGGAGTAACTTCACTGAACTTAAAAAGCCTATACATGAAATTCAGGCAAACATCTTGGTACAGCAGGGACTAGATAGAGATCTGTCCCGCGGAGTAATTTCTAGTAGTAGTCAACGAGAAAGCCCGAGCACAGTATTTGGTATTAGTACCCCCGGCCGAGCAGTAGAAGACACTGCTACCAAAGCTGCATTTGCATCAAAACTCAAAGCTGGTACATTAACTCCTACCGACATGTTGGTTTATACACGCAAAGGTGGTCACACTTTTGTAATGGATGATGGTGATTTTGAAGGAAAAAATAAATTAGTTAGATTACGCACATCTGGTGGTCATCAGATTATAATGAACGACACTGACGATGTATTATACATTAGTAACAATACAGGCAATGCTTGGGTTGAATTGTCTGGGTCTGGTAATGTTAGTGTATTCAGCGAAACTAACATTAATTTTAGATCCAAAGGAAGTTTTAATTTCCACGCTGACAAAGATTTTTCTGTCCACACTGGCGGAACTTTTAATGTATTTGCTAAAACTGCAATAAAAATTGAAACAGAGACAATTACGTCAGTTAGCAGCAAAAAAACTAATATCTATGGCAATGGTGTAGAAATTGGAAGCCAAGGTAGAATAGATATCAATCCCAAGGGTGCAGGTAGTTTCACTGCCGGGCAAGAATTAGTATTATATGGCACCACTATTAAATTAAATTCTGGTAAAGGGCCGTTAGTTGAAAAACCCAAGCCAATACCAGTATTCGATCATAACGATGCCGAAAAAGACGGAAACGGGCAATGGCAAACTAAACCTAAAAAATTAAAAAGTATAGTTAAAATAGCTCCTAGTCATGAACCTTGGCCGAGAGAAGCAGGAACTCCAAACCCAGCAGCCGGTAGTGCATCTAGTGCATCAGGTTCATCGTCACAACCATCATCGGCATCATCGTCATCCAGTACTCCCAATATAGTATCAACTGGTACGGGCGGAGTCTCGGTCAATGGCGCAGGAAAGCCAGTGGTGTCCGGTTCGTCCAGTAGTCCAGATTCTGGACCAAAATCGGCACTGACAAATAGTATTAAAAATCCAGTTGATAAAAGCTATCTGTTACGCAACGATAACCCAACACCAGCAGCCGGAATTGGCAAATTGACACCAGTTGAAATCAAAGCATTAAAAACACAAATAGCTTGGAGCGAAAGTGGATTTAAGAATTCTGCGGTCACTCCGTCGGGCAGCTTTTTAGGGAAATATCAAACTGGTGCCGCAGTATTAACTGATCAAGGATATATTAAACCTGATGCGTATGCCAAATATGGACAAGCAGCAGTGCAGTATCCTTCAAGTTGGACTGGAAAAAATGGTGTTGATTCAAAAGAATCTTTCTTATCCAATGGGGCAGTTCAAGAGCAAACCATGACATCTTTGTTGAACAGCAATTATAATACAATGGTAAGAACTGGTGCAATTAAATCTACTGACGATTCATCAACTATTGCAGGCATGTTGACAACAAGTCACCTATTAGGTGCCGGTGGTGCAAATACCTGGCGATCAACCGGCGTAGGTGCAGATGGAAATAAAACCACTGGCACCAGTTACTTCAATATGGGTCGATACGCAGTTGACGTACTGGCCAAAACAACTTAAATACATTATGACTACATATAACGGATTCAGTACTTATAATCGAGTACGAAAATTTACCCTGGCAGATTTTGATTTAATTAAACAAGATTTGTTCAATCATTTTTCCATCAGGAAAGGTGAAAAATTAATGAATCCAAATTTTGGAACAATTATCTGGGATCTGATGTTTGAACCGTTGTCGACTGACATTAGATCCCTTATAACAAATGATATTAAAACAATCATAGATTATGATCCGCGTGTTGCTGCTACCCAAGTTTTAATAACTGAATACAATCACGGCATACAAATTGAATTGGAATTGAACTACGTGTTAACCAACCAAGTGAGTACAATGGCATTGAATTTTGATAGAAATGCCAGATCACTTACTCTAATTGGTTAACTGACTACTTTTAAATCTAATAAATACATACAACAGAGTCCTAACAATTATGGCTATTATTTCTAGACAAACTGGTCTTTTGGCAGCAGAAGATTGGAAAAAAATATATCAGACCTTCCGCGAGGCTGATTTTACTACCTACGATTTCGAAACATTGCGTAAAAGCATGATCGATTACATTAAAATTTACTACCCTGAAGATTTCAATGATTTTACTGAAAGTAGTGAATTTATAGCTCTTATTGATCTTGTTGCCTTCATGGGTCAAAATCTTGCGTTTAGGACTGATTTAAATGCAAGAGAAAATTTCTTAGACACTGCCGAACGTAGAGACAGCGTTTTAAAACTAGCTAAACTGATCAGTTATAATCCCAAGCGATCTACACAGGCCGCTGGGTATTTAAAAATTGATAGTGTATCAACCACAGAGAATTTATTTGATAGCGACGGATTTAATCTTAGTAATTCTATTATTAATTGGAACGATCCAGCTAGTGACACTTGGCTAGAACAATTCACCACAATACTAAATGCAGGATTAACCAGTAGTCAAGTTATTGGACGCCCGGGCAATAGCCAGTTACTAAACGGTATTACTACAGATGAATATAGTTTGAATATTTCTCCTAATGTTGTGCCAGTATATCGATATGAATCCGCAGTTGAAGGCGCACGTTCTTCCTTTGAAATTGTTAGTGCAACTAGTGTAAAGAAACCCTACATATATGAAGCTGCGCCGGACTTCCGCAAAGTTTTTAATTTTTTGTTTCGAAATGACAACACTGGAAATGCTAGTAATAATACTGGTTTCTTTTTCTATTTTAAACAAGGCGAGCTGGCCAACTTGGACTTTAATGTAGCAGAAGCATTACCAAATAAAGTAATCAATATTGATATAAACAATATCAATAATACTGACGTATGGCTGTATAGTTTGAATAGCAATGGAACAACGCAAACTCTCTGGACTCCTGTACCATCTACCTCCGGTATCAATGTAATTTACAATAACATTGATGAACGTAACCTATATCAGATCAATACTCGAGCAGCAGATCAAATTAGCCTAGTGTTTGGCGACGGGTCTTTTTCTAATATTCCGCAAGGCAATTTTAGACTGTATTACAGAACAAGCAACGGATTAAGCTACAAGATTACACCCGACGAAATGAGGGCTATTTCTGTATCTTTTAATTATATAAGTCGTCATAATCGCACAGAAACTATTACGTTCCGCGCCAGTTTAAAGTACACTGTCTCTAACGCAGCAACAAGAGAATCAACAGAAGACATCAGACAAAAAGCTCCCCAGCAGTATTATACTCAAAATCGTATGATTACTGGAGAAGATTATAACATCTTACCTTACACTTCGTTTAGTAAGATTATAAAAACAAAAGCCATTAACCGTACCAGCTCGGGACTAAGTCGATACCTTGACATGTTGGATACTACTGGAAAATACAGCAGTACTAATATTTTTGGTGAAGATGGTGTGTTATACTTTAACGAGTACGTAAAAACATTTACGTTTGGCTTTAACAATGCAAACGATGTGCAGAAGATACTGTACAATCAAATTGTTAATAATATTGTTGCAAGTAGAGAAATGTTGCACTACTATTATTCTACGGTACCTTTTATTAATTCTGCTTCCGTTTCATTGCCTGCAGGCGAACTAATAATTGGTCGACGATACGTGATTGACTTGGTTGGTACCACAGACTGGATTGCCTTGGGCGCAACAGAAAATAAAATTGGTATTAACTTTATTGCCACCGGTACCGGAGTTAACACTGGAGTTGGAGTTGGCACGGTATACGAAGTATCTACAACGTGGAAACTAAGCACAGTTGGCAGCAACAGCGCCACTGGATATTTTACTCGTAATGAATTGCCATTGGACCTATCTGTTAGTATTGGTGCAACCACTAAATATCTACGATCGGGTGCAACTATTAAGTTTTTGGCACCCGCCGGGTATTATTTTAATGCAGCCAGTTCTCTTGTGGCCGGCACACCAACCCAAGCTGATGACAAGTTGTTTATATATGCGTCAATTGTTGACGTTTTAGGAAATGGCACCAACAACGGATTGGGAAATTTTACAAACGGAGTCGGGCCAGTAACGTTAAATACAAAGGTACCAAGTGGTGCAATCATTGATTCTATTATTCCTGTATTTAAGAACAACTTTGGTACTGGATTTTCAAGTGTTGTAGTTAGTAATATTGTTGCCTATAATAATTTTGGATTAACTTACAATTCTATATCGCAATCCTGGAGAATTATTCCAAGCATAGAATTAATAACTGATACCACATGGATGTTAAAATTTGAGTACAATAACAATACTAATAAATTTTTAGTAAGTTATAAAGGAATTGAATATATATTCCATAGCCCTGTTGAAACAACATTCTATTTTGACAATTCATTAAAAATCTATGATAGTAAAACTGCTTCGGTTATATATGATCATATTAAAGTTTTAAAATCCAATACCGGGCCAGACTCGACTTTGCCTCTAGGCAAAGATGCACAATGGAGTGTTCACAAAACATTTACTGATAGCGATGGGTTCACTGACAGTAGAAGAATTTATTTAACATTTAGTGACACCAATAATGATGGAGTTCCTGATGATCCAAAGTTATTTGAGTTTATTGTTAACCCAAAGACTAATCCAAACTCTAAATTGATCTTTTTTCAATCAGTCACTGGTGCAGATTATAATAAGTATGCCGAACTTAATCTAGTCGGTAGTGGTGTAATTATTTCTAATTATGCAACTCGAACAGAAATGTTAGTTGATGTCGATCTATTTTTACCCGGTCAGGTATTATATGCAACTGATGAAAATAAGTTTTATTCAATTATTGCAAACACTGCAATTGGCACTACAGGAAATTCAGTCAGTTCTGAATTAACAAAATATATAGCATACATAGGACGGCAAGATCTTTTTTATCAATACAGACATAATTCACCAAACACCAGACGTGTTGATCCAAGTATCAGTAATATCATTGATTTATATGTGTTGACATCAGCGTACGACACTGATTATCGTCAGTGGATCCAAGATGCATCTAATACTATTACAATGCCTGCTGACCCAACTAATTCTGAGCTGACAATGGATTTTTCTGAGTTAAATAACATTAAATCAATTAGCGATACAATTATTTTCCAAAGCTCAACTTATAAACCTATCTTTGGTAACAAGGCCGACAATAATCTACAAGCAATATTTAAAGTAGTAAAAAATCCAAATTTAAACATCAGTGATGCAGATATAAAAACATCTGTTATTAATATGATCAATAATTATTTTGATGTAAGCAATTGGGATTTTGGCGAAACTTTTTACTTCAGTGAACTATCTGCATATCTGCACACCACACTGAGTCCAAATATTGCCAGTATTATTATTGTTCCCAGAGACTCAACTATTAAATTTGGTAATTTGTATCAAATAAATGCTGAACCAAACGAAATCATTATCAGCGCCGCGACTGTAGACAATGTTGAAATTATTTCAGCAGTAACCGCTATGCAGTTGAATCAAGGTTTGTCTGCACTTAATTAAAAATATATTACAATAGGTAAACAATGGCCACTAGTAGAAAGACATTAAATTTTCTTCCAGACATTTTCAAAACTGATGTTAATAAAAAGTTTTTAGGGGCAACGCTTGATCAATTGATTAGCGAACCGAAACTTTCTAAAATCAACGGTTTCATTGGTAGAAAGTTCTCGCCGGCAGTATCGCCTAGTAGCAATTATATACAAGAGCCCACAACTCAACGCGAGGATTATCAATTTGAGCCAGCAGTAGTTGTTAAAAATAGTAGCAATGGTCTTGATTTATATAGTGACTACGCAGACCTAGTAGATAAAATTGATTACTACGGTGGTATAACTGAAAATCAAGATAGATTATTTGAGTCTGAGTATTACAGTTACACCCCCAGGATTGATCTAGATAAATTTATTAATTATACTCGATATTACTGGTTACCAAATGGCCCAACTGCGGTTCCACTCTCGGCTGGAGTTAGTCCTACCCCTAAAACATTTACAATCACAAGAGGCAACAACGGGTATACCACAGATCAAACAGGATCGGGGATTAATCCTGATATTACATTGGTACGTGGAGTCACCTATCAATTTGATCTTGACCAGTCTGGCTCTGGGTTTTGGATTCAATCAGAACCAGGACTTGATGGAATAAAAGATTATAATAACAATGTGTCAAGTCGATTAATATACGGCACTACTGGCAACGGAACAGATTCGGGAACTTTGACTTTTACAGTGCCTGATAGCCAGGCGCAAGATTATTATTTTAAGATGCCATTGTTAAGTTTTGTTGATTATGCAGTTAGCGAATCTTTTTCAAGTCTTGACGGCAATTATTGGTATACTGGTGCTACCCCAGTCGGCGAAATTGATGGGTCAACAGCATACCCTAATTTGTCGTATATTATATTTGTTTCAAACAGCACTAATCCTGACCACTGGATTGATTATACAGGTAACGTTGTCCCAATTGAGCGCAGATCTGGGGTATGGCAAATTACAGTGGACCCCGACTCTCAAATACGGTTAACGTACATTAGAGATATCCCCACAGGTTACAAAGTTCGTGCCAACAAAGGAAGTGTACATACTGGATTTGAGTTTTTTAAAAATACGACCGGTAATCTGTTAAGAGTACCTGCAATTACTGCACCGTTGTCGGTGTTATATTATCAAGACAGTTCAGATTCGTCGTTGACTGGCAGGATCCTTATTGTTGAGGCATCTGGTGTACCAATCGATGTTGTAGCCAATATCATTGGGAAACTTACATATACAAGTCCCAGGGGTATTGTACTGACCAATGGGTTAAAAATCTCTTTTGATACCACAGTTACTCCTGCATTGTACAGAAGTAAATCATACATAGTTGAAGGAGTAGGCATTGGTATTAAACTAGTAGAGTTTAGCAGTTTGAACCCAATTGAAAGTAATGCCCCCGAATCGACTATTCCGTTTGATACTGACCCATTTGATACAAGCAATTTTGATCAACCAGTGGCTGGCACCTCAATTATTGATTACATTCTTATGAATCGGGCGTCGATTGATTTAAATGCATGGTCGCGTGCCAATCGCTGGTTTCACGAAGATGTTATAATTAAAACTGCGGAATATACAGGGGTTGCTGTAACCATTGACCATACACAAAGAGCTACACGACCTATCATTGAATTTGAAGCAGATTTGCAATTATTTAACAGTGGGAGATTATTATTAAGCGCAATTGACCGGGCCGACCTGTTGATTAAAAATGCCGGCCCGGTATCATCGTGGGTTAAAATAACTGATGCGTTTACGCAGATTTATAATAAAGCTGTGTCAGATCCATCAATTGAATTAATGAGATATGTTGAAAATCAAATAACTATTTTTCCCAATGATGTTGACATAACTGTTAGATCTAAATTGTTTCGTGTGGACTTTAAGGACCAGTCTGCTACGGCTGTTTTTGACGGAACCGGGACCGGATCTATCAAAACAATCGCCGGGTCTATACGTATATCAGATGCTGCTGCTATTAACGAAAATCCTAAAACTGATTTTCGTACTGAAATTGAAATAGGAACATCTCTATATACCGATAGCGGACAATACATTGGTAAAGTAAAAACAATATTTAATAGCAGTGAATTGCTGTTGGTTAGTCCTGCAGCAGTAAGCTATACCAGCACTAATTTTAAATATAACAAGCCCAGGATAGAACTGGTTGCAATTTCTACTGCGGATGCGTACGATACAGTTGTAGTTAAAACAGGAATCAACGCAAAACAAAGTTACTGGTTTAACGGTAGCGTGTGGACAGTGGCACAACAAAAAACATCAGTCAACCAATCACCATTGTTTGACGTAGTAGACAATCAAGATCGTAGTTTTTCTGATGCTGTTGTATATCGTCAGAATACATTTGCTGGGACTAAAATATTTTCTTATAAGATGGGCTCGGGTACAAATGATATAGTACTTGGGTTCAGTTTGAGCTATAGTAATATTGGAAATTCAATTGCAGATATTAACTTTGATAACAATTTTGAAATTGATTCATTTACATACAATCCAGTGGTTGAGCAGATTAAAAAAGTGTCAACTGGTTACTTACGTAAAAATACTGGCCGATATAACAATAGTAGAGTTAATGTATGGGCTACAGTAGCGGAACCAAGTAAACAATATCAGCATATAACTGGCGAGTATGATGGCCAAACCAGTTATTTTGAAATTGACATGCTTCCATTGGCTGAAACCAATGAGCCTAACCTTAAAGTTTTTATTAATAATAAAATTATTAATCGTGCAGAGTTTTCAATTGAGTCAATTGGAATCCGAGATGCAATCAAAATAGACCAATCCATGGTCAAAGGTGATAAAATTGACATTTTAATTTATCATAATCAACTAATAAGCAAACTGGGATATTATGGAATTCCGAGTAATTTGGAATTTAACGCACAAAATCTTCCAATTGAGTCAGTCACATTGGGACAACTCCGGGCCCATTGGTACGCAATTGGCCGAAATACCTCATTTGTAACTGGCGATATACTTGCTAGTAACAACCTGCGCGACTTGGACACTAGATATCAAGGTGGTGTGATTTTGCAGCATTCATCCCCGACGATATACAGTTCATTATTTTTAATTGATTCTCAAGTTAACTTTATGAGTGGCATTGAACTTGCTCGTAGGGATTACACTAAATTTAAAAATAAATTTCTAGAATTATGTTTGACCACCGAGGGACTTGACCCAACAAACCCATCAACTGGGATTGAAACTATCTTAAAAGTTATCAATGGAGTAAAAAATGCTACATTTGCCTGGCATTACACTGACATGTTGCCTTGGGGTCAAAACTATGTAACTGACGAATATAAAATTGTTGATGTTCAAAATAGAATATATTCTATTGCAAACATTTATGCAACGATAGGTGACTCAATATATCCAGATTCTGGGCTAACTAATAAGGGACTGCTAGTTTATCTCAATGATATATTGTTGGTAATTGGTATGGACTACTTGATAGCGTCGGGCACTGCTGCTGTGACACTAACCACAGCTATTACTGTTGGCGACATGTTAGTAATCAAAGGATATAAAAATACCGATGGCAGTTATATCCCAGAAACACCGACCAAATTGGGTTTATTTCCAAAACATGTACCGTCGATATTGACAGACACAACTTATAGAATACCAGTGCAGGTGATACAGGGGCACGATGGCAGTTTAACTCCAGCATTTGGCGATCTTCGTGATGCGTACCTAATTGAACTTGAAAGACGAATATACAACAATCTTAAAATTGAATACAATACTCAACTGTTTAATATAATGTCTGTCATGCCTGGAAAGTTTCGACAGAGAGATTACTCTATCGGTGAGTTTAACCAAGTATTAAATACAGAATTTTTAAAATGGATTGGTACCAATCAAATTGATTTTGGGTCTAATGAATTTTTTAAATCCAATGATCCGTTTACTTGGAATTATAATCAGACCAGTGACACAATCAATGGTGAACAGTTAATTGGATACTGGAGGGGTATTTACAAATATTTCTATGACACTGACCGGCCACATTCGCATCCTTGGGAGATGTTGGGGATAGCAGAAAAACCAGGCTGGTGGGAGTTCCAGTATGGCGCAGCGCCATATCAGTCTGATAACATCATGTGGATTGATTTAGAAATTGGATATTCTCGCGGTACAACCGAAATTGATACAACTTACGCTCGTCCGGGATTATTGAATATTATTCCGGTTGATATTGATGGTAATTTATTACCGCCAACAGCTCACTTGGTAAAGAATTTTGACGGAACTAAATTCAGTCAAGGATATATAATTGGTGATCATGGGCCAGTTGAATCGGCTTGGAGACGAACAAGTGAATATCCCTTTGCATTGCAAAGAGCACTGGCATTGCTGAAACCTGCTCAATATTTTGGTTTATTGTTTGATTCAACTGCATATCAAAGAGATATAATCCTTAACCAATATATTTTACCAAACACAAATAAACGAGTCACTGCTGGATCCATTGTTATCAATGGCGAAGATGTAGCAAATGACACTACTCGCGCTAGTGGGTATTTGAACTGGGTACATGGTTACCTAACCAATTTGGGAATTGATGCAGCAGTTCATATTCGATCTGCGTTAAACAATTTGGATGTTAAACTTGGTTACAAGGTTGCCGGATTTACTGACAAAAAATACATCACTGCATTATTGGAACAATTTAGTCCAACAAGTACAAATCAATCTGTTATTGTGCCAGATGAAAATTATGTAATACACTTGAATAAAAGTGTTCCAATTCGTAGAGCAACTTATAGTGCAGTAATCGTAGAAAAGACTGGAACTGGTTATCGGATCAATGGCTACAATTTGCATTATCCATACTTTACTATAATACCCAGTGAGTTCAATAGTAACGCCTATGTGATTTCGGTATTGACTCAACGTGCAACAATCTTTAATGATTATAAAAAACAAAAAATTGTTGTTCCATACGGTTACGAATTTAAAAATGTGCAACAAGTTGTTGACTTTTTAGTTGGTTACGAGCGGTATTTAACTTCACAAGGATTTGTATTTAATAAATTTGATACTGATCTCAAACACCTACAAGATTGGGTACTCAGCGCCAAAGAATTCTTAACTTGGTCGTTGCAAGGCTGGAGTCCTGGCAATGTAATTGTTTTAAGTCCAATATCGTATATCTTAAAGATCTATAGTGCTGACTCGGTTGTTGATGCAATTACAAACCAAATTGGAAATTCTCAAATTTTAGGACCTAATTTCAATGTCATTCGTAACGACGAGACTAATATCCTAAGAGAGCCAGGATTAACTACTATTACTGTAATATCTGGGCAAACTATTGCATTTGCTGAATTAAATTTGGTTCAGTATGAACATGCATTGGTGTTTGACAATGTAACTGTCTTCAATGATATTGTATACAAACCAGAATTAGGTAGCAGGCAGTATAGATTGAAACTTGTTGGCAATAAGACAGGTGATTGGAATGGTGCTCTTAATCCGCCAGGATTCATTTATAACACTGGTAATATTGACGAATGGCAACCGGGCCACGATTATGCCAAGGCCGATATTGTCAAATATAAGAATCGAAATTACACCGCAATTAAAGACATACCTGGCACTGACACGTTTGACTTCAATAACTGGGGTATCTTAGATAGGCCAATTGAATCTGGGCTTATACCAAACTTTGCACTCAATGCCAGCAAGTTTATTGACATATATGATATAGACAGCCCGATCATTGATGAGAATTTTGATACATTTAGTAATGGCTTAATTGGTTACAGAAGTAGATCTTATTTGGAAGATTTGGGTATGGACCAAACTACACAAAGTAAATTCTATCAAGGATACATCAAAGAAAAAGGTACTAAAAATTCTATTTCTGCTTTGTTTAGCGGACAGTTTGACAATCTAACCAATGAACTGGGAATTTTTGAAGAATGGGGTCTAAGAGTTGGAGAATATGGTGCAACTCGATCTAAGGCAAGTATTGAGTTAATCTTAGATGAATCAAAATTTAAAAATAATCCATCGGTATTTAAATTGCTAAATTCCAGTGATTATTCAAATGAGCCAGTGTTAAGCATTCGACCTAAGCAATTATTGTCCCGACCTTTGGATTACAAAGTGCCAATCTTTTTGGATCGTCCAATTGGGTTAACTTATGAAACTGATATTAAATCGGCTGGATATGTTAACATCAATGATGTGGACTTTACGTTATTTGATTTCAGTAATCTTTCAGCATTGGGAACACAAGTTCTTTCATCATTGGTTACTGGCTTTAAACTTTGGGTAGCCAAGGACTTCAACAACGACTGGCAAGTATATAAAGTAATGGAAACCAACAATACAGTTGTTACAATTGAATACAGCCTTGATAATAAAATCAAAGTTACAACAAATTTTGATCATGGTCTTCAAATTGGTGACGTATTTGCTATCAGAGATTTCAGTGATATATTCGATGGTTTCTATCAAGTTTTAAATGTTGAAACACCAAACACATTAGTAACTATAGTCAACGTTGATATAATTACAACATTACTTAATGATACAATTGATAGTACTGGTAGCTTGTTTAGCCTACAAAAATCTCGATACATAGATCTCTCAATGAGAGATATTGATGTAACAAAGAACTTCAGATCTGTCAACGACACAGTGTGGGTAGATGATATAGATGATGGTACCTGGGCAGTATACAAATACAACGGCGGCGGCGTTGGCAGTTATAGCGGTATCAATAGTTTCTGGGGAATTGAACAAGGGTCAATAACCTTACGTGCAACAGGATTGCCGTACCATAGTTATGGTAATGTCTCAATTGCCATGTCTGCATCGGTTCAAAATTACAACCGGACGTGGCCTCTATATGCAGGGTCAAATATTCCTGCAACTACCCAGGCTGATATTGGCACAGGATTGATTGGATTTTGGTTGAACGGTGTTGCAATATATAGCCCTGAAGGTGCTGATTATTATGCCCCGGGTGACTTTTTATCTATACCAGGACTAAATTACAATCTGGCGTATTCAGATTACAACACTTTTGACACTGACCTGGCTGGTGGCACTATACCCGATGACGGACAATATTTTTATCGCAATTTTAGTTTTGCTGAAGTATGGGACAGTGGAGTTGGTGCAACTGGGCAATCCAGCACCGGCGGAGCACAAGAAATAGAGTCGATACAGTATTTAAACGGCGGCCTGGTACACAACGATACCCATAGCAAAATTTTAGGCTTTGCAATTGACGGGTATCCAATTTATGGACCTTATGGATACAGTTCTGCATTGGTGTCTGGAGCAGTGTCAAGAATGCAAACTGGATACACTATACGTGGCTCTGCATATCGTGCAACAACAGAAGCATGTGATCTTACTGCATACCCAATGGGCATGTTTATACAGGATTACGTGTTCTTGGCCTCCGGTCACCTGGATGTGCATAATGGGCGTTTCTGTGTTACACCAGAGTATCCAAACGGGACATATGCATATTTTGCCACTGTTGATTCCGGTGGCGCACCGGTTTACCCTTATGTAATTGGACCAACATTTTATGGTAATCTACCAGAGGTTGGAAATTCTTTAATTGGCGGCCCGGGCATTGCACCTATAGGATTTACATCAATGGTTGATGTAAGCTGGACAAAAATTGTTAGCCAAACACCGGTAGTTGATATTAACAGCATAGCTGGCATGTATTTGTTTGACAACGTAACTAAAATAATACTCACACGTTTGGATTTCATTGATCCTGCCAAAGGAAGAATTTTAGGCACTGCACAAGCCGACATAGATTTTACAACCTCAACAGATCCTGCCAGGTACAATCAAGGCACTTCGACCAATCTGCCAATTGATTTAGAATACAGCTGGGGAGAACAACAAACAGGTATGATTTGGTGGGACTTGGATGTCTGTCGATTTTTTGATTAT